CAATCTGGTCAAGACCACTCAAGTCACTCTCGCCAGCAGCCTCTAACTTCTTCTGATAATCCGTCTTCTCAACCGGAGCAGAAGCATCAGATGCAAGCTCCGTGGTGTACAGTTTTCCGCCAAAGGTAAACGTCTCGTTACCCGCAGCGCGGTTCTCGGCAAACGCATCACCGAAACTTTTCTCAACAACTGCCGCAGCAGGAGTGAAATTTTCATCTTTCGCAAGTGCATACTCGGAAGAAGTACTGCCATCACCGCGCCGTCTGTCAGCTACCGCAGACATAGTATCAAGCACCGGATTGTCAGGATCGCTGTAGTCGTTATAAAAAGTAGTAGGCGCAGGCGCAGCACTCGGAGTAGCCGTCGTGGCACTGCTCCACCAATCAGAAAACGAACCCATTATCTCTTCCCTCTATACAAACTCTCAATACCACCAGGAGTAGAATACCGATCAATGCTCCCCGCACCAGGTAAACCACGACGACTCAACGGACTCATCTTACTACTCGCTCGAAAACCACCAGGAGTGGGAGCACCGTCAATCCTCGGAGCCTGATCCTCCGCAAACAAATCACGCAATGCCTTCTCAATCGCAGCCTGACCAGCCTTGTCCTCAGCCTGCGGAACAAGGCCCGAGGGCCGAGACTCTGGACGCATAGGAGAACCCTTAACTTCCTTGCCGTTCAATAACTCAGAAGCATACATCTTCGCATCATCCGATACAGTCCCACGAGCCACGTTCCCGCTACCGCCATTGTAAGCCTGTAACGCAAGAGTAACATCACCATCATAATTCTTAATCAAATTCGACAAATGCTGCGCACCAAAACGTAAACTCTCCATCGGATCAGACCGATCTGAAATAGGATCAGTACCATACCCAGGCTCCTTCGCAGTGTCCGGCATAATCTGAGCTAAACCAATCTCACCAGATGAACCACGCGCATTCGGATCAAAACCACTCTCGCGCTCAATCAAACGGACATATAACTCAGGATCAATCCCAAACCGCTCCGCCTGCTTCGCAGCCTCGCGCCTAAAAACATTCTTCTCCGACATAGCTGCTAGCTCCATGGTCCAAGGTCCTGGGACCATGATACCCCAAACCCAAATGAAAATAAAGTGGGCATAATTTCTTGGCCCTGGGAACCTACTTGTTGTTTGGTTGTTGCCCAATGGAATTACCCCCGAATGAATCTACAATACCAATATTATAGGACAGATTGTGTGCTACGCACCCTCTATATAGGGGGGTGCCCCCTCGACGGGGGCACAAGGTGCGCGGGGATCCGCGCCAGTTACCCCCGCGCGTGGCGCGGGAAGCGGGGGCCGAGCGCCGCGGCGCGGCGAACGTGCTGCGTTGCGGCGTAAATTAATTGCATTTGGGGCAAATTAATTGTTGTTTGGTTGTTGACATTCAACATCACAAGCCCCATAACTTTAGTTATGGAAGCACAAAGCGACCATCTTAATCAGAAAGGAAAGACCATGACTAAGCAAGAAACACTAGGCAAGATCGCTGAACTTGAGGCCCAGATCAAAGCCGCCACCAAAGAGCGCGATGCGCTGCGCCTCGAAGCTGTCAGCAATGGCTGGGCAATGTGGACATATACGATCCGCCAGAGCGCCCCATCACTGGCATGGTGGAAAGAGAACCGCCCCACAGTCTGGCAGAAATACGCCAAAGAGACATCGGTCAAGAAGTTCACAGTCGCATAGGACCATAGCGGTGACCGCCCCCGCGTGGGGCGGCATCCGCTGCGATCCTGCAGCATTCAATCAGAAAGGAAAGACGATGAAACCAGCATATAACGAAGAGGCAGTCGAAGCCGTCAAAGAACAAACCACTGGCAACCGCCTCAAGTTCAAACTCGAGTTCATGGTGATGATGCTACACTGTGGCCGCACCGAAGAGGCTGACCAGCTGATCGAAGAGTTCGACAAACTTGCATAAAAGACTTGTAGCCCAGTTGTTGCTGGGCTACAATCAACCTGTTCAATTAGAAAGGAATACACAATGCCAGATATCTATTGCAGACACTGCGGGGAGCCATGGGACATGGACGAACTGCATGATATGGATAACCACGATTACAAAGCTGCGACCGAGCGGTTCCGGAACCTGGGATGCAATGCCTGGTCTAACACCGACCTCAAGTGCTCAAGTGCCATGGTAGACCCAGACATGGCAGCACATGCCGAGGCAGTCCAGGGGATGCTCGAGTATCCAGATGAGTGGATCTACTGATGAATACTCTTTATAATATCGTACTGGGTTTCTGTGCAGGGCTAGCGGTTTCGCTGGTCCTGTTCCTTCCAATCATAGCGGGATGGGTCTGACACAACCACCGCCTGGGCGCTGCGCTATATAACGGCTTCGCCGCCCAGGCTATTCAACTAACAGAAAGAGAAAACACAATGGCGAAAGAGGGTCACGTTGCATACGCTGCAAAAAACCACGGCATGAAACATAGTTGTGACTACTGCAATGGGCACGGAGTTATCGAAGATTGGCACGTCTTATGTTATCAGCGATCCGCTCCAGAGCATAAGATTTATGCGGGCCAGGTTTACGATAATTGGAAAGACATTATTCCCTGCCCTCAATGTAAGAACTAATACAAACACTCAAGTTCCCTGGCCCAGGGTTACGGGCTTCCTTTCTGAGAACCCTGCGGGTGCAAGCCCGCAGGGTTTTTTGTCAAGCCGCAGGGCGGCAGGGCCGCAGAGATTTCTTGAAGATTAGTTGTTGACTGGTTGTTGAATACCTGGTATTGATAGGGTGTTCTTAATCATTAGAAAGGAAAACAGAACAATGAAATCATCATACACAAACGTCGGCAAAATCGAGATCAACATTGATCTGGGGCTCGACCAAATGGAAACGATCATCACGAAACTTGAGGCCAGCGCCGAGGGCGACAACGGATGGCAGGTCAAAGACCTGCTGCGCCAACTCAAGACCACCAAAGCCGAGAGCATCCGACAAATTCAAGACAGTCTCAAGCATATCGCATAAAGCAAGGGCCCTTCGGGGCCCTTTTCATTGGCCCCTGGCCCGCGCTGCGCCAGGGCCCGCCCACCCCTGGCACATATAAAAGAAAAGACAGGGCCGCAGGGCCGCAGAGTTTATATAACTTTTTACTTGTTGAATGGTTGTTGCTCTGCTATTCTTAACCCGTTAACCATTACACAAAGGAAACCAAACCATGAAATCCGGAATCATCTACAACGGGCCTAGCCTCTTGGATGGCAAGCCAATCGTCGTCATCGCGACGTTCTCAAATCGTAACACAAAGACAGGCGCGGTCGTGCAAACGTACATCTTGCGCTCAGATATCAACCCGCTTGAAGCAAGCAAAACGGGCGAAGACTTCTCAATTTGCGGCGACTGTACCATGCGCGGCGAAGTAACAACGGACCCCGCCCGCAAGCAAGCCAAGGGGCGGCGCTGTTATGTCAACTTAGGCCAAGGCGTCTTAATCGTTTTCAAATCATACTTGCGCGGCGTGTATCAACCCGCGGATCCGGCGACCATAGGGCGCGGGCGCTTTGTCCGAGTCGGCACATACGGCGACCCCGCAGCGGTGCCCGCCCACGTTTGGGAAGAATTACTTTCAGAGGCGGACACGTTCACAGCATATTCACATCAAAGCGGATGGCGTCCCGATATCGCGATGCAAAGCGCGGACGACTACCACAGCGCCGTGTTGCATTGGAAGGCAGGGCGGCGCACGTTCCGAGTGATCGCAGAACTAGGCCACTTGGACCGCAACAACGAAGCCCTTTGCCCTGCATCAAAAGAGGCAGGGCGGCGCGTACAATGCACAGCCTGTAAACTTTGCAAGGGATCGAGCAAAGGCAAATCAATCGCAATCGTGGAGCACTAAATATGAGCACTTACAACAAAGAATCCGTAGAAAAGGCCATCAAGTCATCGGCCAAACCCATAAGCAAAAAAGAAGGGAAGTTAATCCACAAACTTTTGAAGGGTCACAGCTAAAGGGAAGGGGCTTCGGCCCCTTTTTCCTTTGCCTTGGCAAAGATAATAGAATAGAATCAAGGCGCAGGGCCGCAGGGCCGCAGGGCCGCAGAGTATATAAGCTCCAAGCGGGGCCGCAGGGCACAGAACAAAGACGCAGGGTCCGCGAACCTTGATCCTTGGGCCGCAGAGATGCCGCCACTAGCAAGCAAGGCCCCCTGATCCCCCTCAAACAAAAGTATATCACGGTGAAGGGCCCTCTTTACCAAGAAGAAATTTGCCCCACCTCTCGCCCAATATGCAGCATTCCACGCGATCTGGTGAGGCGAGATGTTTGCTGCGTTTCCCTTGCTTACCTTTAACTCACACCAAAACGACAACCCATCCCAAACTAAATGCACATCGGGAACACCCCCTCCATGCTTGTTCTCAATCCGCGTTGCGAAGCACTTCTTCGGCAGGTTCTGCCTCAATTGCGTCCAGAAGTTCGCCTCCGGTCCCTTGCTCATTGGTCACATCCTTGTATGTCCCTTCGATCTGGAAGGCTTGGGGATACTGCTTCTGTAAGGCAGCAAGTCGGGTGGTGATCTCGTCCCGAGAAAGCTGATCGATGGTGTTGATTGTCTCCCGCCTGTCGATGGTCAAACCACCAAGGGCAGAGCGTATCTTCTCCGCGTTGATCGCAGCCGAAAACTGTCCCGCCTCTTCCGCTCCCGCGCTCAGTTGGTGCAGCCTCTCAAGCTGACCAATGGTGGACACACCGTATCGGCGCTCTCGTTCCTGTCGAAGCTCAGTGATGTATTCCAAAACGTGAGGGTAATCCCGACCATTTAACAGAATGGATGCCTGTTTCGGAGCCACATCGTGTGAGTATCCCGCCTTTCGGGCGCACTCAGCATTGGAATAGATGCCCTCTACAATCTTCTGTGCAAAAGTCATCTGTCTATTTGTGAGCTTGCGCCCGTGTTCTTCTTCGATCTTCTTCTTAATCGACGGCATGAATACTCTCCATGTTTTCAACAACAATACAACAACAGGATCGACCTGTTCAAGGGGGCCGCTGCTGTTTACAAATGTTTACGCCGTTTACACAGTTTCCGCTCCGACTTGTAGACCGACAACACCATGGCGGGTGTCTGCTTGAGAAATTTTAAGGGCTGAAACGTAAACAAGAAGGCCTTATTGTAAACAGGTGTAAACAGTCGGCTCAACTATAGTGTGTTTGTTTACGCTGTTTACAAGATTTACACGAAAACTTTTTCCTTTTGGGCTTTTTTAAAAATATCTAGCAGAAATGTGTATACAGCGTAAACAGCCCCGGAAAATCTTTTCGTTTGACAGCCCTGATCTGTGTTGTTAGTCTACAACCATTCAACATTACGAAAGGA